CTGACTACAGGGCAAATAACACCAGAGCTAAATCCAGAATACGCGCTTGAAGCTTACGATTACGCACAAAGAGAAACTGCTCGGCAGCAACAGCGTAAGCCTGGAAGTATATTGCAGCAAGTTGGCGGGGCTTATTCAGATATAGTTGGACCTGTAGCACAGGTGGTCGGCGCGGCAACAGGAAACGCTGCTCTTATAGCGGCTGGAACGGCAATAAAAAGTGGCGGGAAGTTGGCCAGAGGCCAAGGATTTGGAAGTGTTTTGGCAGACGCAGGGCAAGATTGGTTAATGTCCGGCGCTCCTGTTCCAGGGTTGAATTATATTCCACCGGGTAATTACCAAAATTTAGCGCGAGGCGCTTTAAGCGCAGGAACTACGGCTGCTCGCGGTGGTGATTTAAACGAGTCTTTACTTGCTGGAACAAGCGGTTTTTACGCAGGGCAAGATTATGGAAGTTTTAACCCAGATGATCTTAAAGGTTTAACTCCACAAAAAGCTGCGGAGCTAGCAAAACAAGCAAGTATCGATGCAGGAAAAAGAATAGTTACAACTATCGGAATTAACTATTTAGCTCCTCCAAAAGAACCGCCTACATATGATTACCCAGATCCTACTACAAATGCGGCTGTTGCAGCGCAAAATGCAGGTGTAAACCCAAACATGGGCGGCATTAGCGGCCTATCAAATTTAAACCAGTCTAATATACCTACTCAAAACGTAGATCCAGTTGCTTTTAGGGGAATTGGAGCGTTAGGATCAGACTTTATGAATGTCTATGAATCATCAAATAAAAATAATTCTCCTGCACAAGGTGCAGATCCAACTGCTTTTAGAGGAATTGGAGCATTAGGCCCAGATTTTATGAATGTTTATGAAAGAGCAGCAAGAGGGTTATCGTAATGCCTTTAGGTAAAATAGTATTTAAGCCTGGTGTTAACAGAGAAACTACGTCTTATGGTAACGATGGCGGATGGTTTGACTCTAGCCTAATACGTTTTAGAAAAGGCCGTCCTGAAAAGATGGGAGGGTGGACTAAGTTATCTAGCGAAGTTTTACAAGGACAACCTCGTTCTTTGCACACATGGGCTGCGTTAGACGGTTCAAAATATATGGGCATTGGAACAGAATCTAAGCTTTATGTAGAAGAAGGTGCTTTGTACTACGATCTAACGCCTGTTCGAGCAACACTTCTTTGGGCGCTAATCCTTTTACAACGGGTGATGCTGGTTCAGGAACGGTTACTGTAACAGCCACAGGCCATGGAGCTCAGACCGGGGATTTTGTTACATTTAGCGGAGCGGCAACAACGGATGGTGTCACAGCAGCTCAACTTAACACAGAATTTAAAATTACAGTTAATAACAGCAACAGTTACAGGATTACCACTGCCGGCAGCGCTTCTTCTGGGTCAACGGCTGGAGGAGGGAGTTCTGTAGTTGCCGAATACCAGACTACTACCGGGCTATCTACTTATGTGCAAGGCACTGGTTTTGGAGCAGGTCTTTGGGGCGGAACAACTAGCGGCGTATCTGAAAATACTTTAGCAAGCGATTTAACAGATTCAGCAACTTCAGTAGTTTTGACTAGTGCCAGCAACTTTGAAGTGGTGGCAGACACTTTAAACGGTGCGATTACTATTAACTCGGCTGTTTTGATACTTGATGATGCTAGTAGCTTTCCTAGTGAGGGAACAGTTCTTATTGGCAGTGAAAAGATAGATTATACCGAAACAACTGCAACTACGATCACAGGACTTACACGGGGTGTTGACGGAACAACGGTTGCCGCAGGATCTGATGGGGTAGCAGTTACTTTTGTTGGCATGATAAGGGTGGGAGAAGAATTAATTCAATACACCGGGAAAAGTGGCAATACGTTAAACGCTGGCGTAGTTAGGGGGGTGAGAGGAACTACGGCTGCTGCTCACAGTTCTGGCGCTATTGTAGCGGAAGCTAATACTTTTATCGGGTGGGGCGAACCTGCTCAAACAGCGGCAAATTCTGTTAGCCAGTTAAGACTTTGGAAGCAGGATAATTGGGGTGAAGATTTAATTTTTAATGTTTTTGATGGCGCACCGTTTTATTGGGACAAGACTTTAGGTCTAAACTTTAGATCTACGGCTCTTTCTGCTCAAGCAGGAGCATCAAACACCCCTACGATCACACGCCAGATAATGGTGTCAGGGGCTGACAGGCATGTTGTTTGTTTTGGCTGTAACCCCTTAGGTGAAACTGCTCAAGATTTATTGCAGATACGCTGGTCAAATCAAGAAGATCCTTTTGATTGGACGCCAACAGCTACCAACACAGCGGGTGATCAAAGATTATCATCTGGGTCTGAAATTATTACCGCTGTAAAAACAAGAGCGGAAATATTGGTTTGGACTGACGTTGGCTTGCATTCTATGCGCTTTGTTGGTCCGCCATTAACTTTTGGTTTTTCTTTAGTGGCTAATGGTATTTCTTTAATATCACCTAACGCTGTAGTTTCTGTAGGCGATAAGGTGTTTTGGATGGCCAGAGAAAACTTTTACGCTTATACAGGTAAAATAGATAATGTGCCCTGCACAGTTTTACGATACGTGTTCGATGATATAAATCTATCGCAAACATTTAAGTTTTTTGCCGCATCAAACAGAATGTTCAACGAGGTTATTTGGTTTTATGCTTCCTCTTCTTCAGAAGAGATAGACAGATACGCTAAGTTTAACTACTTAGAAGGAACCTGGGACATTGGTTCTTTGTCTCGAACGGCTTGGATTGATTACGGAGTTAACGATTACCCAAGGGCAGCAGGTACGGCAGGGGGATCAAATTACATATATAATCACGAGCTAGGGGACACGGACGATGGATCTGCTATGACATCATTTATAGAATCATCCGACTTTGATTTAGACCCGGCAGGTGAGCAGTTTATGTTTTTGACTAGGCTTATACCGGATATAGACATAACTACGGACACTTCGGCTACGGTGGATTACATTATAAAAACCAGGAACTATCCGGGTGATACGTTAGCCACTAACTCAACCAATGCCGTTAGCAGCACAACCCAGCAAACTTTTTTAAGGGCAAGAGCCCGGCAAGCTGCTGTTAGGATTCAAAGTTCCGCCACTGATATTGCATGGACCCTGGGCGATTTACGCTTGGAAGCTAGACCGGACGGTAAGCGATAATGGCTAGATTGTTGAACCATAGTCTACCAAACGTAGAAACTGAGTATAACTCAGAGCTTGTTCAAAAAGCTTTTAGAGACATTGAGCTAGCTTTAACGGACACAGAAATGCCTTCTAAAATAGAAGGGCAGGACGAAAACAACGCTTTAACATGGTTCTTAGGATAAATGGCTAGTTTTTATAAAAATGCTAAGTTAGATTTAACGACTACTAGTGCTACAACGCTATACACAGCGCCAACAGCAAAGACAGCTATCTTTAAATCTTTAGTTGCTGCTGATGATAGCGGTAACACATCAACTATTACGGTTACAATTACGGACGCAAGTACGGCAGTATTTGTACTGTATAACGTCAAGGCAACAGCCGCAAACGGTACACTAGAGCTTTTGGACAAACCATTGGTTGTTCAAGAAGGAGAGATTGTTAAAGTAACGGCTGCAAATGCAAATAGATTGCACGTTATAGGCAGCTACATAGAAATTTCTTAATTGATGAAATAATGGTATAACTATAGCTTAGGAAGGCAGGATAACAAAATGAATCAAATGATGCCCATTTTCAAAAAAGAAGCGGAAGGATTAGCCAGTTTGGGTCGTTATGGCGATAGCTACATGGTTCATGCCGCAGAGGGCGAGACAGTTATCCCAGGTGAAATACTTGATGCTAACCCCGGTTTAAAACAACAGCTCTTTCACCAGATGCAAATGATGGGCATCGAAAACCCTAACCGTTACGTGGTGGGCAGTGCTTTAAACTCTTTAAATCCAATTACTGGCCAGCCTGAGTTTTTTTGGAAAAAACTTTGGAAAGCTACCAAGCGCTCGCTTCCGGCTATTGGCGCTATTCTTGGCGGCAGACTTATGCCTGGGGCCGCTGGTCAAGGGATAGGCGCTGGGATAGGTTCATTGGCCTCTGGTAAAAGCCTTAAAAAGTCTGCTTTGATTGGCGGAACTACTTATGGAACATCAGCTTTAGCTAAAGCATTTATGAACGACAAAGCAAAGACCGGGTTAACAGGTGGACAAGCTTTTAAAGAAGGACTTAAATTTAACCCCAAAGAAGCTTTAAAGAAAGGAAGCTTTGGAGAATACTTTTCGGATGTTGGCGAACAAGATTTTGTTACTGAGTTAGGTATTGATTCAATGAGAGACCTGCCAGAATTTGTTTCTAGAGGCGGCTACGATCTAGGCGATAGAGGAGTTCCTTACGCGCCTCAAGTTAACTTGACTGAAGCTCAAGTTGCCGGTCGAGAGAAGCCGTCTATTTTCGATAAAATTAAAGGAGCTGTGGGCATAGGAGATTCTGATCCTTTAGCAATTGACGCTGCTGGTATGGAGTCAATGAGAGACCTGCCAGAATTTGTTTCTAGAGGCGGCTATGATCTAGGTGTTAGATCTCCTCAAGATTTTCAGCCACAAGCTAACGTAACTCAAGCTCAAATTGACGCTAGAGCTCCTGCAATACAAGCTTATGACCCAATGCGTACCAAGCTTGACCAAGGTATTTCTAGTTTAACTAAAACTTTTGATCCTTTTGGTGGGGGAATAATTGCTCCTGCGGCAGCGGCAGGTTTTGCTGAGGCTGCTTTTCAAAAACAAGATGAAACATCCCCAGAAGATGTGGCGGAGGCTAGAAAGATAGGTGACCCTCAGTACTCTTCTTATGTAGATTCAGCTAATCTTCCTCAAGGGTCAGACGAATATTATCAAGCTCGAAGAGATGCGGGTATATACAGCACTTTGACAGCGGAACAGCTTGCAGCGTCTACGGGCATTACTTTAGAGCAAGCTCAAGCGTATCTGACAAGGAAGTATGGCCCAACAAGGATGGCTGCTGATGGTGGTGAGATAGTGGGCCCTGGAACAGGGACCTCGGACAGTATAGATGCTAAACTTTCTGATGGAGAATTTGTAATGACAGCGGAAGCGG